GGTTTGTTCATAACCGCGGCAAAGGTACTGCATGGCCTTCGCAGCCCGCTTGGGCGTGTCGAGCAGGCCCTCGCGGGAGACGTCCTCGCCGAGCTGGCCGAGGATAGCGGTGTAGTTCTGTTCCAGTGTCACAGGGGCTGATTCCATAAGGGTTTCAGAGAGGTACTGTTTCAGTCTGTACCGATTTTGTACCAATCAACTTGCTTTCAAGCTTCCCGAGCTCGCTCCAGTCTGTGCTGGAATTGATCCACCGGGCATACGTCGACAGTAGCATTTGCACGCTATGACCCAGCTGATTGGCAATAAATGCGGGGTTCATACCCGCCATGAGGCACATAGTAGCGTATGTGTGTCGGCAGTTGTATTGCCGACGGGCGCGAATGTTCAGCTCCCCCAGCGCGGCCTGGAAGTGTTTGTCGGTCACGCTGGCCTTCTGGATGAACTCAAAATTCTTGGTCGGCGGGAACACAAAGGCCGACTGAGGGTGCTTTCTGCGGCTCTGGCGGTTGCGCTGGTGGGCCACCTTTTCGGCTTCTTGAATGGCGTGCAAGGCCCGGCTGTTGAGCATCACCTGCCGGGCGTCTTTGGTCTTGGTACGCTCCTCGATCTGGTAATCCGCCACGATGCGGCAGACATCGACCAGGCGCTTCTCCTGATCGACCGCTTCCCAACGCAGTGCAGCAATCTCGCTCGGGCGCATACCGGTATAGAAGGCGAACTCAAAGTAGGCGGCATAGATCCGCATTGAACTGGTGAGCGTTTTGTACAGGTGAGCAATGACGGCATCGGCCTCTGCCACTGTGAACGGGTCAATAACCTTCTTCGCCCTGGATGGCAGTTCGATAGAGTCCACTGGGTTGCGGTTTATCAGTCCGTCTTTCACCGCAGTAGCGAACAGGGTCTTTAACCTTTGAATGGCTGAGCGCTTCACACCAGGTGATTTCCACTCGGTATTACCGACAACTTTACGCAGCATCATTGAGGTGATGCTGTCGATTGGAAGTGTGGCCAGCATTGGCATCCAATATAGGTTCAGCGAGATGCGGTAGTTCTTCCGAGTGCCCGCCACTACTTCCCTGCTATTCAGCCACTCTTGGGCATACTCCCCGAAGAGGGGAGTAGCAGAGTGGGTCGCATACGAGGAGTTCGGGAACAGCTCGGCATACCGTTGTTCGTCCAATATGCCGTGCTTGATCTGGCTGGTTACGTTAGCGCGTAGATCGGCTGCCGCTTTAAGTCCCTTTGGCGTTTGGGGATACCCCTTGGCGTGCCGAACACCTCAAAGCAGCTTGAGGGCAAGTCTGAAGGCCTGTTGGATTCGGCGTTGTCCCGTTACAGGCAGGCCATGGCGCTGGTTAACCGTGTGCGTGTGGCGGCGCAGGCCCTGCAAAACGGCATTGCCGGGATTCAGGCGGCCATCATGAGCGAATTCAACCAGCTCACCAGCATGGTGAGTTCGGTAGAAGCGCTGGCCGACATGCTGATCAATGCGCCGGATAATTTCGCCGCGATGATCGAGGGGCAGTTTTCCGGGCTGGGTGACTGGTCGAAGTGGCCGGGCGGCGATGATGAGGAATTTTCCGGTTATGTGTCGGCCGGCCAGGGGAGTGCGCCCGGCGGGGTCGTGCACAACCGTGAGTCGACGCTGGGCGGCGATCTGCTGGAAACCCATATGCGGGAAGCGATCAGCGGCGCCACCGGCGAGCACGATCACAAGCTGATTGCCCCGGTGGGTGACGTGTCGGCAGGCGTGAATGAGCTGTTGACCTATGGGGGTGTGGTGTGGCGTTGAGAACAGCGGACGACTACCACAAGCAGCTACGCCTGCTGCTGCCCCCCGGGCCGGCTTGGGATCGGGAACTAAACCTGGGGCTGGATTCGCTGTTGCGGGTCGCGGCAGAGCTGCTGGGGCAGGAGGATTTGCGCGCGTCTGACCTGCTCGCCGAGTCCGACCCCGCGACCTTGCGCGAACTGGTGGTGGATTGGGAGCGGGTGATGCAGTTGCCCGATGCCTGCATGGGCGAATCACCGACGTTTGATGACCGGCAATTGGCGGTGCGCCGGCGAATGATCGAGGTTGGCGGGCAGTCGCCGGCGTATTTCGTTGAGTTGGCCATTAGCCGCGGCTACCCGCATGCGCGGGTGATTGAGCACCGCGCGCCGCGTTTTGGGCGGTCGCGTTTCGGTGCCGCGCATTTCGGAACCTGGGTGGCTCAGTTCATGTGGACGTTAGACACCGGGCCGCGCCGCCGGCTTGGTCGGCGCTTTGGGGTTACGCACTGGGGAGAGCGCTGGGGTGGCAATCCTAGTAGTGCCCTGGTGTGCGTGGTACGTCGAGCGGCGCCGGCGCATGCGGTCGAATTCATTAAGTATGGGGAATAGTGGATGGATTATCCAAAGAGCGTGCCGAATGTCGGATTGGTCGACGGGAAATTTGTCGATGAAGATCCGGTGGTAGGACTGGTGGGATCGCTGATCCCGTCTGTGTGGGGCAATCAAGTTACGGAGGAGCTTTTAAATGTGATCCGAGAGTCGGGCATGCAGCCAGACGAGAGCAATTCGGACCAGTTATGCCAAGCCATTACGGTAAAGATTGGTCAGGCATTGTCGGTTGCCAAGGCCACTGTAGGTGAATCGCGCAACGCCCGCATGTTGGTCTCGGCCGCATCGGCAACGGTAATTTTTCAAGCGGATGAACTGATTGTAAAGAATTCGCACGGTGGTTCGGCTTGGCCTCTAACTAATCTGAACCTGCAACTCAACCTTGGAAATGTCGGTGCGGGAGGTATGGATAGCGGCATAGCTCCAGTAAATGGTTATGTTGGAATTTACGTCATTTATCATCCTGTTGCAGGAATGTCAGGGCTGCTCGCAGTAAATGCAACGTCTGCAATTGTTCCAGAAATTTATGGTGGCAATAATACCCCTGATGGATTCACCGCCTCCTGCCTTGTTGCAGTGCTTCCGACTGATGGAACCAGACGGGTTAAGGCATGCGCGCTGAGAGGGAGGGAAGTGACGTTCGAAACTGTAAATGTCCTTAGCGCTAACGCAGCAATTCCAACTTTGACGCTGATTAACGTAGGTGGGGCTGTGCCGCAAAATGGTAAATCTTTTGGCGGCTATTTCCTCATCAGTGTGGGGGGCGAACAAGTCGAATGGTTACATGAACCTTTCCGCAACTGAATCAGGGATCGGCCGGCAGGGGGCAAATGGATATGTCGATGGCACCATTCCGTCAGTTTTAACGTCTAACTTTAATCATATGCCAATCGCCATCGGCCAGGGAACCTATGTCCAAGCAGGGGTGAACGGGGCTGGAGTTTTTAACTTTCAGGTAAACGTATCTTCTTATAATTTCTAGGGGTGATCTATGTTTGTACAGTTCGAAGATCCAAGCGAACGCAATATCTTAAGGGTGTTCAGCGTCCCCCAAGATCTGAGCATCTGGCCCCATCAGGGCGTGGTTCAGGACGATGACCCGCGATACTTGGCATTTTTGGCCGTATCCCGGGCGGCCTCGCCTGAGGAGCTGGCAGCATCGGAGCGTGATCGACTGCTGTCTATCGCAGCGATCAGGGTAGCGCCCCTGCAGGACGCAGAAGATTTGGGTCGGTCCACAGAGGATGAAGCCCGCCTGCTCAAACTTTGGAAGCTCTATCGCGTTGACTTGAACCGCGTCGAGCAACAGGCGGGATACCCCTTGCAAATTACATGGCCTGTCGAGCCGTCATAGGCGAACCACTTCCGGGGTCCGTAGCGATCGCTTTGGCGCGTGAGATTTTCAGCTTGTTCGCGGGGCGGTCAACCAGCAGCACCAGAGCTACAGCCGTTACACAGGAGGCAAGCGCGAATACTGCGCCGTTGGGCGGCATCATAGAGCCGATAGTCTGGATCAAAAGGAAGTGGCAGACATAAATTGGATACGACAATTCGCCTAGAAACTTGTCATATTTGTTCTTTGCTGTCTTCTCAAATAAGGCGGGAATGATGACAGTAAGACCAACAAAGGCCCACCAGGGAAAGGATTGCAAGGGGAATAGTGCTGTGCCTCGTATGGCAAGAGTAATATACATGGCTAATACCAGCATGCAGTACGCGGCCATGTTGGTATTGTCTTTCTGCTTGTTCGACTGATAAAGGTGGGCTAAGGCGGCACCCAGCATGAACATCCAAATGAATTTGGGTGTCTGTATATAAACGATTTCGTTGGGCAGATGGGCAAACGTGGTTGCGCTAATCCACCAGCCTTCCAACATCCCCGTAGAACTGGCGAAAAAGACAAGGGCTACCCGCCAAAGCTTTGTAGTTATCCACGGCGCTATGGCGTAAAACATGAGCTCAACCCCAACGCTCCAGAAT